AGATATTTGTCCACCAACCATTGCATCACTAAATCCTGGTTCTTTATCATGTGGTGTTAATACTAATATATTAGGGTCGGTTAAATCAAATCTTATTTTACCTGAAGTAGAGTTTGTAATTGGTGTATAAATCATCCACGAATTTATTTCTTTTATTCTTTTTCTATAAAGTGAGTTTTCAATATTTTGAGTATTAACTTCCACTTCTGTTTTATCTGCGGAAATTTTCTTTACAACATATTTTAATTCTTTTGGAAATATTTCTTTTAACTCTTGTCTTGATTGTCTTTTACCAAATTTTTTAGTTGAAAAATATTTAGTTTTACCATTAATAAGTTTTGTTTGAACTCTACCAACATGAACCTTACCAAACTCATTTACAAATACAGTTTGTTGTTTACCAGCAAGTCTTTTTAAAAATAAATACTTAACTTTATAAGTTCCTTCTGTAAATCCCATTTCTCGTAAATGACCACCTATATCTAAATCAAGTTTTCTATCATCAGGGAATACATCTCCTGCTGGAAATATTTCATCTCCAACTAATACATCATCCTCATCAGTAGTTAAGTCTTCTGATTGATAAACATAGATATGAATATAATCTTCATTTCTTCTACCAAAACCAGATGGTAGAAATCCAGGAATTTCTAATTGTTCTTTATCTTTTTGATTTAATCCGTATTGTAACATTAATCACCCTCTGCTACTTTTGCAAGTTCTTCTTGTAATTCTGTTATAGTTTCGTCTAATGTTATATTCAATTCATCTTGAGCATCTATCTTAGCTTGTAATTCTATTCTCATACCCTCAAGTTCAGGAGCTGTTACTTCTGGTTCTTCAACTTCAAGTTCAGGAAGTATTTCATTAAATACTGATGCTCCATTCCCACCTACTTCTTCAGAACCGAAAAATTTTAAAAATGTTTCTTTATCGGATGATTTTTGTACAACGGGTAATCTAACATATTGATATTCTTGTTCCATTGAATTACCTGGTTTTTTAGGGTCTTCATATGATAACAAATATCCATTATCATCTCGTAAAGGGTCCGTTGCATCAAGAGCAGAACCAGATATGGCAGCTCTTTTCTTTTCTTCTTCTAAAGATTTTAAAAGTTTATGTTCATCAGCATCTTGTACATTTTTATAATAATCTGTATTTCTAGCTTGTTTTATTGTATAGGGCATTTTATCTCACCACTTTAAATTCATAACCATCATCATATATTAAAGATGATTCTTCTGCTCCACTCCCACTTACTACTTTAATTTCGAACTTGTAATGTCTTTCTGGTTGAAACCCATCCATCCAAATATTAAAATAATTACCTTGTGAATCACAACTAACTATTGAACCTGTTCCAAATGGAACTATAACATCATCAGTTAATGAATCCTTTACTGAATAGTAAGTTCCATGTCCAAGTGATTGACTACCACTCGGTAAAGATTTTACAGTTAAAGCTGCAGGTGTTGTATCAAATCCTCTTGTTGGATATAATTCCCTACCAACTAATCTGAATTTTACTTTTGACTTTTGTTTATATTCTGGTTTAAGATTTTTAAAATAAACAGTTAGATTATCTAAATCGGTTGAACCTAAAGCACTTAAACTTCCTGTACTCCAAGAACTATCATCCCATTCTACTTCTAACTTTGGTGGAAAGATTGTGTTGGTTTCTCGTGAGAAAAATTTTAAATGTCCGTACCAATCAGAATCTCCTTCAGCCGAACCTGTTGCGGTTGTTGGATCAAATATTGAATACATACTTTGTGATGTTACTACATTTTCCCTCTTAATAATAAATCCATCATTTGGAAATACTGAACTTGAGTAAATATGATTCTTAACTAAATCACTTACATCCATACGAATATCTTTTGTTTCGTATACTAAGTTTTCTGAAGAACTAACTTCATATTGACTACTAATACTTGAAGTAAACCATGTTCCACCTTGTGTATCACTACCACTTAGCCATTGTGTTGCGGTGGTATCATTATCTCGATACTTCCAACTTGCTCCATCACTTAATACTGGGTCTCTACTATAATATCCAGTTCCCCCACCCCAACTCTGACTAACAATATATGAATGTAAAGATTGTTCTACTGCTAATTCACTTGAAGCCGCATCATAAAGATTTAAATAAAATTTTGCATCACTTGGAATCACTCCACTTTGTACTGAAGAAGAAATATAACTATAATCAAATTTCATCAAGATTCGTGATACTCCTACAGTAGTTCCCGTTGAGTTAACTTCTTTTCTAACTTCTAATATTTGATCAATTCCTGTATTAATAGATGAACTTACATTTCCCTCATAAATTGTTGTGTCTACTACTGGATACTCAAAATAATACATTATACATCTCCTACTACTCTACCCTGAATATCTATATTAGGGTATTTTAATTCAAATATACAAGGATCAAGTGATGGATAAATAATTCCATCTTTTGTTGCTGATTGTAAATCATATACATGGCCATTATAACCACTTACTGTATCATATTCATTCTCAATAACAACCATTTGTTTTTGTGGATTATCATCTCCTGGTGGAACAATACTTGCCACACCATCCACTAAAGAAATCCTATAAGCAATATCACTTAAAATTATTGGTTGGCCAATTTGCCATTTCGTTATATCAAAATGTTTCTTTACTGATTCAATTGCCTTTAACAATACTTCATTCTTATTATATCCTCTTTGAGTAATAATTGAAAATCTACAACTAATATTTACAATATAAGCATCTTTAATATTAATTGCATCTGTTAATATTCTATATTGTGATAAATAAGTTTTTAAATTTTGTTTAACTGCGTTATTTAATGTTACTAAATTTTGATTTGCATCATATCCTAAAGTATAGAAATTTAATGCCAATGGATTTGGTAAAGTACTTATAGATAAGTTTTTACTAATCTTACCATTCTTAACAATCAGTTTAGTATTTGCCTCTAATTGTTCATCTTGTACAATAAAACATTTAGCTATATTACCATACTTTTGTGGTAATGAATAAACTCTAATAATATAATCTTCTTTGGTAACGGCTCTGTTTTGAGAATTAAAATATGCTAATGCATTCTGTCTAACTTGTTCTGCTGTTTCTCCAGATGAACCACCTGATGCTGTATCTGGATTAGTTATTATCAAACTTGATTTAACATCAGAAACTTTTGAAGAATCTAATCCAGTTTCATTTAATGTCCAAGTGATATTACCAAGATTTTTAATTGAAGTTGATAATGCATTATCTTTAATAGAACCACCATAAGTATAAGTTACAGTTAATGTAGTATTACTTGGTGCCAATCCAAAAGTTTTTGTTTTCAAAAAGTTACTTGGGTCAAATGAATCATCTAATTTATTAACTCCCATTGATAAAGAAGAACCAACATTATCTGGGTTTGGAATTATTTCTTCATCTGCATTTGAACTAATACCTGAACCAAATCTTATTTCTGTTTTACCATCACTACGAACATATGTTGTAAATCTTTTAGCAGTTTTAATTAACTTTAATAAAAATGGTGATTCCTTTTTATATGTTGATAAATCAGGACTATTTAAATCAGAATTTTCCATTGAAGCAAAAACAGTATCTTGTGCCAAAAATGGAACTTCATACCATTTATCTTCTTTACTATCTGTTATTGAAATAATATCAATTACTTTATTATTACTTAAAATAACTTTATCAAATTTAGTAGCATTACCAAATGTAAACTCTTGTGATACTTTAGTACCAGATTTTACAATTCCTTTTTTTGTTAATTTAAAGTGGGTTGGATCATCACCACTATATTGTGAAATTTCAGTTCTCATTAAATCTAATGAAGAGGATGTTTTAAAATTAATATCATCCAATAATCTAAATGTTGTTCCAACTGTTGAAGTAACTCCACTATCAACATCAAGTATTGGTGCATAATCTAAATCGGGTTGATAGGTATTACCTACAGCAAGGGCAGGAACTTCTACACTAAATTCACATATTGCCGTAGCAGGACTTGATAATTTTGGTTTGTATCCAAATGACTGAGCAATTTTAAATATATTTCTTTTTTCTTCTGCCGCATGTAATAATGATTCACGATATTGATTATCAATATAAAATGATAATACATCACCTACATATGCTGCCATTTCTATGAACATCATTCCAGGGCTTGATTCATTAAAATCATTATATGACTTTGGAAAATAAGTTTTGGCAAATTCCATTAAATTTGATCTTATATCAGAAAATTCTCTACCAATATATTGAACTTCCTTTTTTTCTACTTTTTTATTTGTATTATAATCTACAGCCATTCTATCCTCCTGGTTCAAATGTCAATGTTAAATTTTCTAATGCATCGGGATCATCCATATCTACTCTAAACTCTAATTGTACAACTATTGCATGTGTATCGTGATCAAATAAAGTAACAACATTTTCTGCCGTAATATAAGGCAACCATTCTGCCAACGCTTCCCTAATAGTCAATTCAATAGCTTCCCCAGTACTATCATCAATAGGATTAAATATGATAGCTGATAAATCACTACCAAATGTTGGTTGTCCAACTCGTTCACCCCTTTGAGTAAGTAATAAATTTTTTATATTAGAAGAAGCTTGTGCTTTTAATGTAGATGATTGTGGAAAAAATCCAATTGCTGGATCCCATTCCAATGGAAAGGTACATCCGAAAAAACTATCTTCATCATCATTTAATTCTGCTACTGCTGTATTGTCTGGCATTATCTTTTACTACCTTTTTTGTTATCTATTGCTTTCATTACTTGTGAATAATCCTTTGTTAAAGCATCTTGTACATGGTCTGGAACTTGATTTGTTGTAACTCCAGCTTCTTTCATAGTTTGTACTGCTCCAACTTCTCTTTGTGTTTGTTTATCACCACCGAGACCAGCTAATTCAGTTACTCTACTTGAATCAAATGTTCCACCACCCATTGTTGGGTATTCGTCCATTTGACCATTACCTTCAATTCCACCAACTGTTTCATTTAAAATATTATTCAAAGTTTTATTTGAAGTATAGGTAACCTTCTCTCGTTTCTTATACTTTTTTCGAATCGGTTCTTTGAACGCTTTTTCAGTAAGTGATTTTAGAGAAGTAGATTTCTCCTCTTGTATAAATATCTCGTTCACCTGTTTTTTAACTTCAATCTTAACGACTTCTCGTATTATTTTTACTAAGTCCTTTTTAGTCATGTCTAACTCCTTTACGCACCATCTGGTACTTTATAGCCTGTAAATACAGTTGGAATAGTTCCTAATGGAACTCCAATTCCCTGTACTTGTTTTGAATGTGTATCAAATGCTTTTATTAATTGATCAATAAAATCATCTACACTTGTATTTTTAATTCCTTCTGCATCAATAAATGCTCCAGTTACACCTGGAACTACTACAACACACATATTACTTGAAACGGCTCCTGTCCAATATATTTTTAATGCTGTATCTAATGCTAATGAAAATGGTGGGAATGGTAATGGATTTTTCAAACACATATTTAACATTCCTGCCATTAATTTCTTTAATGGTGATTTAACTATTATTCCTGGAACAGTTGCACTTCCTTGTCCTTTTTGTGTTCCACCAAAATATGGTATACCTGGTACTGCGGTTTTAACTGCTTTATCATATGAATCAGCAATTGCCGTTCCTACATCATCACCTTTTTCTAAGGCTGCTTTATATTCAACTCTAAATAATTCCCAACCTATTTTTTCTGCCATTTTATTCTACCGTATTCTTTGGACTTTTTATTGATGGTACACCTAAAGTACTTTTTAACTTTTGTAGTATTGCTTGTCCTGGAACAACTTGTACAGGACCTGTAGGTGCCAACAATCCAGTTTCTATTAATGTTAAAATATCATTCAACACTGCTTCTAATTTATCTCCTAAAACCAATGGTTCGGTTGCACTTGAACTACCAATTTTTGTTACTGGTGATTCAATTACTACTTCTTTAACCGCTCCTATAGAAACATTGTTATGACTAAACATTCCAATATCTCCACCGTTCTTAGTATTAAATATAATCCTATCCGAACTTAATAGAATATTTTTACCCTCATAAGGAGCTGTAACAACTTTACTTTCAATTCCTGGAGTAAACTCTAATTTTTGATTTGTTGTTAAATAAACACTTGAACCATCCGTATCAATCTTTTCTTCTACTGGTTGTTTTGGTTCAGGAAACTCATCTTTACTTTGTCCAACATTTAAAATAATATTTGGTGAATCAAGATTTTCTTTTTTTATATCACTTCCAATTCTTATAGAATTTCCATGTCTACCTTCAATTATTACATCACCCTCGTGTGGTAATAATTTACGAGAATCTTCTACCTTCTTTAAATAATATCCAAGTTCAACTCCCTTATCTGTAGCATTTGGTGTTTCGATTCCTAACTCTGATATTAAAGTATCTTTTCTCTTTAATCTACTAATACCATGTTGTGTATTAAAATTAGGATTTCCAAATTTATTTATTTGGGTAAAATAATAATACTCCCCAAGATATTTTACACCAACAACAATCTCTCCAACCGCAGGAATAGGACTTATATTTGGATTTAATGGTTTAAAATTTTTACATTTATCAATATTCAATGCTTGTTCTGAATAAACAAACCTACCAATGATTCCACCGATAAAAGAATAGTCTGGTTTATCATCAGCTGTTTTTGGAAATGAAGATTTACTATCATCCAAGTGTACTTCCAATATTTCTACAGGTTCTAATTCATAAAATTCTTCTGATATAAGTTGTTCATGTAACATCTTTGATAATGAAGATGAAGTTTGTATGGTATTTTTTTTAAGAGGCCCAACACGAGTACGCTTCTGTTTTGTTTTTTTATTAGCAAAAGCCATTTAACTATCTAATTTAGCAGTTATATTATCAGAATGATCTTGTAAGTCTTGTACAGTATCTTCAATATTTTTCATCAATTGTTCTTTCTCCCTATCACTCAATCCAAATTCTTCATCTGAATCACCTTGTTTAGCAGCGGTAGCTAACCTCTGAACTATTGTTGCCAACTTAACTAATTGTTCATCATTCTTTACATTGATTTCCAAATACTCTTTTAGCATTGGAATTATTTGCACAGCGGTATCACCATCTTTGATGAATCCAACAACTTCTTTCATTAACACTTCTAATTGTTTTTTATTAGTTACTGAATTATCATAAATGTCTTTGAATACATCTGATAGGGATTTCCCCTCGAAAACTTCAAAATCGATTGCCATATTATTACCTATTTTTGATTGT